TGCGTTTAGAGACGAGGCTAAGAATTCAATATTTAACTTAGTTAAGTTATACGAGCAAATAGATTACAACGAAGGTATAGGAAGCTCATCAGTAGTATCTACTGGTAATTTTCAATGGGTTAACGGAATAAAAGATACACAAGTTATATTTTATCCAGATCCTAAAGGAAGATTTAAAGTAAGTTGGTTTCCACCTTCACATATGCAAAACAAAATAATACAAAAAAATGGTATACGATATCCTGCTAATGAACACATGGGGGCTTTTGGTTGTGACAGTTACGATATTAGCGGCACGGTAGACGGCAAGGGATCAAACGGAGCTTTACACGGGTTAACTAAGTTTAGTATGGAAGATTGCCCACCTAACCATATGTTCTTAGAGTATGTATCAAGACCACCAACAGCAGATATCTTTTTTGAAGATATATTAATGGCTTTGGTGTTTTATGGCATGCCACTACTTTGTGAGAATAACAAACCTAGGTTATTGTACTACTTAAGAAGAAGAGGCTATAGAGGTTACTCTATGAATAGACCGGATAAAACTTGGAACAAATTATCTGTAACAGAAAAAGAAATAGGTGGAATACCTAATTCAAGTGAAGATATAAAGCAGGCTCATGCAGCTGCTATTGAAATGTACATACAAAACCACGTTGGTCATTTAGGTGATGGAGTTTATGGAAACATATATTTTAACGAAACGTTAAATGACTGGGCTAGATTTGATATAAACAAAAGAACAAAGTTTGATGCATCTATAAGTTCTGGATTAGCTATAATGGCTTGTAATAGGCACTTGTACGCACCAAACGCTAAGATAGAGAAGCAAAAGTTAAATATGAATATTGCGAGGTATACTAATACTGGAAACGCATCTAAAATAATAAAGTAAAATATGGCAGAGTCTGTTATAAATAATTATTTTCCTAGTCAAGTCGTAAGTGACGCTGAGAAGCTAAGTTACGACTATGGGTTAAAGGTAGGTAAAGCTATTGAAACTGAATGGTTCAACAAAGACCGTGGTTACAATAGATACTCAACTAATCAAAATAATTTCCACAACTTAAGGTTATACGCTAGTGGAAATCAATCAATTCAAAAATATAAAGATGAGTTATCTATAAACGGTGACTTAAGCTACTTAAACCTAGATTGGACACCAGTTCCTATTATACCTAAGTTTGTAGATATTGTTGTTAATGGTATTGCAGAAAGAATGTACGATGTTAAAGCTTACTCTCAAGATCCTTATGGCGTAGCTAAAAGAACTGAGTATATGGAATCTATACTTGGTGATATGCAAACAAAAGAAATGAATGATTTTGCCGCTGAAGCTTTTGGTATGAATCTTTACGAAAACGATCCAGAAACTTTACCAGAATCACAAGAAGAGTTAGATCTTCACATGCAGTTAACTTATAAGCAATCTGTTGAGATAGCTGAAGAACAAGCTTTAAATGTTTTGATGGATGGTAATAATTACGAGTTAATTAAGAAAAGATTTTATAGGGATTTAACAGTGTTAGGTATTGGAGCTGTAAAAACAGGGTTTAACACTTCAGAAGGAGTTGTTATAGATTACGTTGATCCAGCTGATTTAGTTTACTCATACACTGAGTCTCCATATTTTGATGACATATATTATGTTGGAGAAGTAAAGACTATTCCTGTAAACGAACTAGCTAAACAGTTTCCACACTTAACACAAAGTGACTTAGAAGACATTGTTAAAAACAAAGCCGCTCACTCAAACAATCATCACGGAGTTTCTTCGTCTAGAGAAGTAGATAACAACTCAGTTCAAATACTTTATTTTAACTTCAAGAGTTACATGAACGAAGTTTATAAAATGAAAGAAACTGGGTCTGGTGCTGAAAAGGCAATAGAAAAAGATGACACATTTAACCCTCCAGAGGAAAAAGAAGGTGGATATGAAAGACTGCAAAGATCTATAGAGTGCCTTTATGAAGGGGCTATGGTGTTAGGTTCTGAAAAGTTGCTTAAATGGGAAATGGCAAAAAACATGATGCGTCCTAAGAGTGATTTTACAAAAGTTAAAATGAACTACTCTATCGTAGCGCCTAGAATGTATAAAGGTCAAATTGATTCTTTAGTAAAACGTATAACTGGTTTTGCTGATATGATACAGCTAACGCATCTAAAACTACAACAGATAATGTCTAGAATGGTTCCTGATGGAGTTTATTTAGATGCCGATGGTTTAGCTGAGGTTGATTTGGGCAACGGTACAAACTACAGTCCACAAGAAGCTTTAAACATGTTCTTCCAAACTGGATCTGTTATCGGAAGGAGCTTTACAAGTGAAGGTGATATGAATCCTGGTAAAGTACCTATTCAAGAAATAACATCTGGATCTGGAGGTAACAAAATGCAAGCACTTATAGGTAATTACAATTACTACCTACAAATGATTAGAGATGTAACTGGTTTAAACGAAGCTAGAGATGGATCTACTCCAGATGCTAAAGCTTTAGTTGGTGTACAGAAGCTAGCAGCAGCAAATTCAAACACAGCTACAAGACATATATTAAACGCTGGTTTGTTTTTAACATCTAGTGTTGCTGAATGTCTATCACTTAGAATATCTGACATTATAGAGTACTCTCCAACTAAAGATGCTTTTATACAAGCTATAGGAGTACACAACGTAGCTACGTTAGAAGAAATGTCTGAACTACACTTATATGACTTTGGTATATTTATAGAGCTAATGCCAGACGAAGAAGAGAAAGCTATGCTTGAAAATAACATCCAAATGTCGCTACAACAACAAGGTATTAACTTAGAAGACGCTATTGATGTTAGACAGATAAACAATGTTAAGTTAGCAAATCAAGTATTAAAGTTACGTAGAAAACAAAAAGCAGAGCAAGACCAAGCAGCTCAACAGCAAAACATGCAGATGCAAGCGCAGACTAATATGCAGACACAGCAAGCAGCTGCTCAAATGGAAGTTCAAAAACAACAAGCTTTATCACAAGCTAATGCTCAGTTGGAACAATTAAAATCTCAACTTGAGCTTCAAAAAATGCAGCAAGAAGTACAAGCAAAACAACAATTAATGGCTTTAGAGTTTCAGTACAACATGCAGTTAAAAGGTATGGAAGTAGAGAACGTTAAGGGAAAAGAAAAACAGAAAGAAGATCGTAAAGACGAAAGGACTAGAATACAAGCTAGTCAACAGTCCGAATTAATAGAACAAAGAAAAGGCAACCAACCAGCTAAAAAGTTTGAATCATCAGGTAATGATATACTAGGTGGTAGAGGTCCTGCTGACATGTCTATGTTTGGACCGCAGTAAAATTATTAATTATTATTATATTATATTATGGAAGAAAACAAAGAGGATGTAGTTGAAGAAACTACACAAGATCAAACTGTAGAAACAGTTGATGAAAGTAAATTTGAATCTGCTGGTGACGATAGCATTATCAAAGTAGATTTAAGCAAACCACCTACAGAAGAAAAAGCTACAGAAGAAGTTGTTGCGCAAGAAGCACCTGTAGAAGAAGTGGTTGAAGAAGTAGTTGAAGAAAAACAACTAGATGCAGAAATTGAAACTTCAGTTGTTGAAGAGATAACTGATGAAGTAGAAGAGCTTACGGAGCAAGTTGAAGAAGCGGTTGCAGAAGCTGAGGCTACGGGAAAACCAATTCCAGAAAACATACAAAAGTTAATGGAGTTTATGGAGGAAACTGGAGGTGATTTACAGGATTACGTCAAATTAAATCAAGATTACTCCGAACTAGATAACCACACTTTATTAAAAGAATACTACAAGCAAACAAAACCTCATTTAGAAAACGAAGAAATAGACTTTATGATGGAAGACTATTTTTCTTACGACGAGGAAATAGATGATGATGTAGACATTAGAAGAAAAAAAATAGCCATGAAGGAGCAAGTTGCTCAGGCAAGGCAACACCTGGACGGTGCAAAGTCCAAATATTACGAAGATATCAAATATGGTTCTAAGCTCACGGGTGAGCAACAGAAAGCAGTTGATTTCTTCAACAGATACACAACGGAATCAAAAGAGCAGGAAAAAGTAGCAGACAAGCAACACAAGACGTTTTTAAATAAAACTGACAAACTTTTCAATAAAGAATTCAAAGGTTTTGAATATAAAGTTGGCGAAAAGAAATTTAGGTTTAACGTTAAAGACTCTGACACCGTAAAGAATACTCAAAGCGACATTAATAATTTTGTCAAGAAGTTCTTGAACAAAAACAGTGAAATGGAAGATGCTAAGGGTTATCACAAGTCGATGTACACTGCTATGAATCCTGATAAAATTGCTAGTCACTTTTACGAACAAGGTAAGGCTGACGCTTTAAAAAATAGCGTAGCTAAATCTAAAAACATTAGTATGAATCCACGCCAACAACACGATGGTGTTATTGATGCTGGTGGAATTAAAGTAAGGGTACTTGGTAATAACTCTAATGATTTCAAATTCAAAATTAAAAATAAATAACAATTTAAAATTACAAAATTATGGCAATTACTGCAAGAACGTCGTTTCAAGCTGCTCCAATACAGCAAATAACGTCGGATAATTATTTAGACATCCAAAATAATGGATGGGCACAGCAATACCTTCCAGACTTGATGGAGAAGGAGGCTGAAGTTTACGGAAAACGTACAATTTCAGGATTCTTAGGACAAGTAGGGGCGGAAGAAGCTATGTCAGCTGATCAAGTTGTTTGGTCAGAACAAGGTAGATTACATTTATCTTATCAAGCGGACTGTTTAGACGCTTCAGCTAGTACAATTAACATTACTAAAGATATCGATGGTGTAGCTCAAACTACAACTCATGGTATTAGAGTTGGTGATCAAGTATTAATTTCAGGTGGTGGACAAACTGTTACTGCTTTAGTAACTGTAGCTGCAGCTGGAAATCAAACTATCACAGCTTTACCTTATGGTGGAGCTCATTTAAGTGACATGGGTTTTGCAGATGCTGACAATGATCTTAGAGTTTTAGTATTTGGTTCTGAAAATTCAAAAGGAACTGATTACTCTGGTGCTAGATCTGTTAAACCAGCATTTACTACTTTCACTAACAAGCCAATTATTCTTAAAGATCAGTACGAAGTTTCAGGTTCTGACGCTTCTCAAGTTGGTTGGGTTGAAGTTACAGGTGAAGATGGTCAAAACGGATACTTATGGTACATGAAGGCTGAAGGTGAAACTAGATCAAGATTTGGAGATTACTTAGAAATGAGTATGATTGAGTCTGAAAAAGCTGCTGATGCTTCTACTATTTTAGGTGGTGCAAACGGACTAGTTGGTACACAGGGTTTATTTGCTGCTATTAAAGATAGAGGTCACCAAACTTCTGGTGTTACTGGTGTTAACGCTGCTACTGATTTAGCTGAGTTTGACGCTATATTAGCTGAGTTTGACAAAAACGGTGCTATTGAAGAAAACATGTTGTTTTTAAACAGAGCTACTTCGTTAGCAATGGATGACATGTTAGCTTCTATGAATTCTTACGGAGCTGGTGGTACTTCTTATGGAGTATTTAACAATTCTGAAGATATGGCATTAAACTTAGGTTTCTCTGGTTTCAGAAGAGG